GGGACAGCAGGTGCCTCTGATTTAGGTAACGATGTAGAATACACTCAAGCAATGGTAGACGCTAACTCATGGCTTCGGTTTGGTTTAGATACTACTCGTCAAACAGCCAATGACACCCCTTACTGGGGTAATAGCTCTGACCCATTGGAAGCTCCTCACTCAGGCACTACTGATTATATTGGTAAGGGTTTATTTTCTGGCGCTTATATGCCTACAGGTGTAACTAGCTTATTTGCTTTTTCTGATAACACTTCTTACAACTCAGCAAGCACCTCTGGTACTCTATACAACGCGGCCACTGGTTCTTATGATATGTCCCAGTTAAACGTAGGTGACTTTTGCCAGTTCAGATTCGACTTTAACCTTACGCCACAGTTTGCTAACACTACTGTTGAAGTAGGTCTTATTTGGGCTACTCGCGATTCTTCTAACAACGTTACTTTTACTTTTGCTCTTACTGGCGAACCCTTGTTTTACGGTGCTGGTACTACTGGAAAAACTTTCCTTAACCGACCAATCACTACAGCTTACCTTGCTAGTGCTGAAGATGTAAACGCTCGTGCTCTCCCCGCTATTCGCTCGGATCAGCCTGTGTTTATACAACCACTAACAACTTTATTCGTAGTAGGGAGATAACAAATGGCTATTCGTATCCAACGAAATGAAAACGGAAACTGCATTACCTTTGTAGGCTCCTCACAGCCAGCTTACTGGAACGCCTGTTTAGAAGGTGAAGTCAACGAAGAAGATAGCACTCGTGTTAACGTAGTAAACACGGTAAGAACCACTGATTCTGATAACAAAGTATTTGAGTTCTTTGCTGTTCCTTACACTGAGTTTCAAACTGCATTAGGTACAAGCTTTGCAGATGCGCAAGAGTGTGCAGATTACATTACTGCTCAAGCTAACGCTACAGCTATCGGTATTATTGAATTTGGAGCTACAGACACTGTAGACTTCCAAAGAGATGCAACTAATACTACTGTCCTTGCATCTACAGGACAGTCTTACTCTGTAAACTCTATTAAAGCAGTTGCTCAAGCAGACGGTACAATAACAATTAAAGAAAACGTAGATAGTGGTGCAGACCTCATGCGGTTTGTACGTAAAGCTAACGTTACCTTTGGCGGTCAGACTCAAGCACAACAGCTTGCTCCAGTAGTAAACTCGCTTAACTCCTTGTTTACAGTAACACCTGTGGGTACGGGTGCAGATGATAGGTTTGTCTCTAACACTTATACTGCGTCTACAGCTTCAATAACAACTTTCGGTGATGTTACTATAACAAATAACCTAGCTACTAAAGGCACTAACACTAGCTCAGAGTTTAACGATGGATTCTTTTCTAGCAGTGACCCTATATCAGAAAATGGAGAATACTTCCAGTTCGATAACTCTGGCAATGACCCTCTGAAGAAGATGATGATTGGCCTTATGCTGACATCTGAAGTCTCTGTATCGGCTCTAGAAGACAATACACTAACAGGCGAAGACATGGACCTAGCTGTTCGTCTTAAGCCTAACGCTACTTATGAGCATTCACCTTATGGTGCTGTGATTGAGAACGGCATGTTCACTAACCCACAACGCTCTGACGAGTACCGTGCAGGGATCGATGGGGATGGAAGACTATTCATCTCTCATTTTAGTGATCAAGCAAGCGAATGGCAAGTAATTGTTCGTTCAGCGCTAGTAACATCTAATGAAGAATATAGCTTAGTGGTATTCCTAAAGCAGGAGAACGCTGTATGTTCTACAGTAGTAACTTCTAGAGAACTTTATGATGGGCCAGTAATGACTTACTACTACATTGAGTCTCCTGATGGTAGTTTCTACTATCCTCTATTTCAAACAGAAGCAGAGGCTGAACAGGCAGACACTAATAACGGAGGCTCAGGTACTGCTCATCAACATACTTTTGCGGATGAAACACCTACCTCACAAACATGGTATATGCCAGACACTGGTGGAACTCATGCAGGTTCTTCTGCTCCAAGCAATACTGCAGATATAACTTATAATGTTATTTCTACTGGCGCAGACGCTAACTATGCTCCAGCGGCTTTCACTATAGCTGATTTAACAGTAAATGAGAACACAGCAGTTAACTATCAGATAACCCCTGCGGGTGCTGACTATACTACAACTATTTCTGGTCTTATGACACCTTTGACTCTAAGCGGTAATAACATAGTAGGTACATCTCAGGACATTCCGGGGTATGCTGATGTTACTCCTAGTGTAGTTCAAACAGCGACAGTAACAAGAACTAACTCTTTTGGTTCTACAAGTTCTCAGTTTGATGTTATAGTTGTGAATACGGCGGCTCCTGCTACAGCTATTACTGGCTTTACGCATATACCCTCAAGCACTAACTTAATAGACTCAGATACCCTTGATGACGGTTCTGCCGTTACTCTAGATAACACTATTGACAATGGTAATAGACTTAAAATAACAGACGCTTGGATTACAGCAAATGTTCTTCCTGCTTTACAAGCAACTAATGATAAAGTTTTTATTGGTTTTTCACCTACGCCAACTACAGGCTGGTCTGGAATAACCGTTGGAGACTTTAACTGTGGATTTAGATTTAAATACAACTCAGCGACTTCTGTTAATATTACACCTATGCTCGGTGGGACTTCGGTGGGGAGCACAGTTACACATACTTTCTCAAGCAATATGGGTTATGATTTCTATATTTCAAATAAAGACGGTGTTTGTGAGGCTAACTACAATGCTTCTTCTACTGATAAGTCTACTGAACTAACTGCGGCAGACGGAGGTACTTGGGATTATACAGCTACACAAGACACTTCAGTTACCGAAAGTAAAACAGTAGTAATAGGCGTGACTGAGACAACAGCAGACATATCTTTATCAGGTATTTCTGAACACGCACTCCCTGTTGCTTCATCTATATTAACTGACTGGGATAAGGCTTTAGACTTTAGTGGTTCTAATGAACACCTGAAGCAAGTGTCTTCAAGCATGTATACTCAAGCTCTACAAATGAACGGTAAGGCTGATTTAGTTGATTTGGGGACAAGTTCACAAGGAAGCACGTCTAACAACTCATCTTCAAGACCTTGGGCTACTTCCGTTGTGTTCAAGTCTGATGGTCACTACAGTAATCAAATCATCTGGAATCAAGGCGAAGGCTCCTCTAGTGGGAATGATAATATCTATCTAAGACTGACTGCAGTTGGTAGCTTGATGTTCGGATGGGGTCGTGAAGGCAGTGGCTACAACGAGTGCCGTATTGTTAACCAGAGCATCTCATCTTCTAACTGGTACGGCGTTTCTATTGCACACAATGGTGTACGGCTCGGCGGTAACAACGCTTCTGCGTCTAACCTAGCAAATTGTTTCGACATTCGTTTGATGAGCAGTGCTGACAGCTTTGGCTCAATAAGTAGTAATCTATCTACATCATCCAACTGGATTTCCAATGGAAACAGAATGGATAGAACTGTTGCTGGTGACTTCACTATCGGTGGGCGTGGTAACAACCGGACTTATCGTGGTAAAGTAGCTTCTATGGTGGTTACGACTTTGCTTCTTGATTATGGCTATTCGTCTGCACAGATGCCCGGAGGAACATTTCCTGATGCTACCCAAGCGGAGATGATGATTACTGACCCTGTTAAGTGGGTTGATGATTACAAGATTCGTTACAGCGCTCAAAACCCCAACGGTGTAATGAGGATTCCTGCTAGTCAATACGCACAACAGCCGTTCTTGATTGGTTCTTCAACAGCAGGTTACAGTTCCACTCAAGTTTGGCTAATGGGTGATGGTGCTAGTGACAGCTACGCTAACGGTATCAGAAACTATATCCATCCTGCTGACCAGAATCAGACTAAGATGCAACTAAACAGCATGGTATCTAACGACATTGAGACCGTGACTATACCGGGATTAACATAAAAGAACAGGGGTGCATTACTGGCCCTTTTAACTTAACTTAACTTAAAGACAAGGAGAAACACATGGCACTGATTAAAGGTGACAACTCCTATGTAACACTGGAAGAAGCAAATGCGTACTTCAACGATCGTTTAGATTCTGAAGACTGGTTTGTTTCAACCGCACAATGTAAGAAAGCTTTAATAGCCGCCACCTCTATGCTCGATCAGCAAGATTGGGAAGGGGTAGCTGGTGTTCCTGATGGTGCTTTGTCTTGGCCCCGATCAGGTTTTTGGGCTGACTCTTCAAGAGGCGTAAAGCAATCGTTTAGCACTTACACGTTTGTCACTACTCTTGAAACAGAGCAGTCTGTGAGCCGAGATATTAGGCTACTCAGGAAAGCAACTTATGAGCTTGCACTTCATTTGTTGTCTAACAAGGACATCCTTAACAGCTCATCTAGTGTTAAGAATCTCAAGTTAGGATCTTTACAATTGGATAACATTAGAGGGGTGGCTTTACTCCCTAGGCGTATTCGAAAGATTCTATCTGGGATGATAAAGACTAGGAGACACCGTGTCTTAGGTGGTTTCTAATGTCTTATAAAAACTTAATATCCTCTTCTGTTGATGTTGCGTTTTCTTCTTCTGGAGATTTAGCGTTTGAAGCTGTGCTTGCTAATTCTTCATCTGAAAAATATGACTTTCCAGTCGTTGATGGGTTCGGCAACCTAACTTCTGGTTCTACAGTAACAGCAAATACTACTAATACTACAGTAAAGGTAATTTTAGAAGAGACTAAATTAGAAACAAACAGTGAGGGTGTTACTGTTACACAAAAGTACCTCATTGCTAAAAGTAAAGATATTGCAGACCCTAGTGTTTACGATACAATTACTTTTGACTCAACAACCCATACCATTGTATCTTATACAAGAGACGTAGCTCTGGTACAACTAGTAGCAACGGAGGTATAACCTATGTCTAAGTATAACAAATTACAATTGGATATTGAGTCTGTATTCTCTACTACAGCATGGAAAGCTGAAAGTATTGCGGCCTACCCCGGCAACTTTGAAGGGGAAATAGGAGCAAAGGAGTTCGTTAAAATTGAACTTCTACCAAGTAGTAGCGAAGATGCGTTTGGACACTTCTCTGGAATAGAAGGCCAAGTCATCATTCAGGTTTATGTTCCTTCTGGACAAGGTATGACAAGGATGCTAGCTGTAGCTGACATCTTAGACACCTATTTTCAAGCTAAACACTTTATAAATGGGACTAGCACTGGTTCTAGTGCATTAAACATAATTGGTAAGGATAAGGCGAACCCTGCTCTTTACCGAGCCGACTATACAGTCGACTTTACACTCTTTAACTAATCTAAAAGGATTAATAAAATGGCTCATATTTCAAGTCTATCTGCTGGTAAATTTACTACTCTAGCATACCGCGAAAACCCTGCCAACGCCGCCGCTGGCGTTATCACTTCTGCATCTACTGTAGATGACATGGCTACTTACTTCACAACTGCTCCTGCTAACAACCTGTTGGCTTCTGTTGAAGGCGTTGCTTCTGCAACTTCTGATCAGCCTGCTCCTAAAGGTGTTGGTAACGTTCGTGAATTCCCATCTTTGGGTACTCCTGCTAACGTTGTAAACGTTCCTGTTTACGGTCAAGCTACTTCTTCTCAGGTTGCTGGTCAGTCTGATGCTCCTTCTTTGGACTTCACTGTTAACTACATCCCATCTGAGCACGGTGCTCTTGACACTCTGCGCAAGAACTCTACTTCTTTGGTATTCCGCGTACGTATTTCTGACGCTGAGTTGACTCTGTCTAGCGGCATCGCTGTTGCTTCTGTACAGAACTCTTTTGACGATTTTTACTTCCTAGGTAAAATCGCTTCTCTAGAAATCACTCCCGGTCTGACCGATGCTAACCAAGCTACTATGTCTCTGACTATTGAAGGCGACTTCACTGGCCCAGTTTCTCTAGTAGATGCTGCTTCTTCACCTTCGTCTAACCCCGGTGTTTACAACCAGCTAGTATAAGCTACAACCCAGCAAGGGGGTACTTCGGTGCCCTCTTTGCTTTTAACTATAACCGAATAAGGAATATACTATGTCCGATTCTAAACCATTCGACAAGGCTTTTGTGCTACAGGTAACTACCCGTAACATACACAAAGACATCGACTTTAGCATCCGTAGAACCTTCGAACGTTTTAAAGACTTTGAACCCGGTTCTGACAAACATAAAGAAGTATTCGATACTCTTGGCGTATTACACACTATGCACCAAATGATTGAAGACTTTGAAAAACATAACGAACATCTATTTAACCCTGAAACACCCAACAAATAATTTAATAAGGAATTAACACAATGAAAAAGTTTATCGGCAAGAAATTAACTAAAGAAGTAGAATTTATGGATGGCACTGTAGAGATCAAAGTATTGACTGTAGGTGACGTCCGTGCTATCGAAGCAAAGTCAAAAGAGCAAGGTGAAGACGGTGATCAGTTAGACGTCCTTCGTTTTGTTATGCGTCTAGCTGTTGTTGACGCAGAAGATATGACTGATGAAGACTTTGATGGCTTCCCTGTTACTGAGCTTACCAAGCTTTCTGAAAGCATTATGGGTATGTCTCAAGCTGATGCGGGAAACGCATAAGCCCTGAAGAACTTTTCCTTTACGATTTGGCATTTAATCTAGGTATTCCTATGTACCAGCTAATGGATGAAATGCCACAGGAAGAGCTTATTATGTGGGGCAAATATCTTGAAGCAAGACCTATTGGTTGGCGTGAGGACTCTCGCGCTGGGCTGATAATGCAAGCTCAAGGTGCCAAGGTTAAACCTAACGAGCTCTTCCCGTCGTTATCCCAGTTACACAAGTGGGAGGGGGAGAAATCAGACGAAGAAGCATCTAACCAGTCCTTAAGAAGGTCTGCATTTGGTGCTATTTTAGCAAGAACATTAGGAGGATAAAAGTGAGCAGAGTTTCTGTTAAGCTATCAGGAGTAGATAAGGCTCTTGGTGATATTGAAGAAGAAGTAATACATACTGTTAACCAAGGTCTAAGGCTCAACGCTTTACAGGCTCAAGCCGCTTTACAACTAACCACACCCGTGAAAACAGGTCGTGCTCGTAGTTCTTGGACTATATCTAGTATACAAGGACAAGCAAGGGACATAGCAACTGGTGCAAATCTAGCTGTTCCCTTTCTTGCTCCTCCCAGTAAGAACAAGTATGACACATTATACTTAAACAATGGAGTGCCTTATATTCAAGACCTGAATATGGGGCGTTCTAACCAAGCACCTGCTCGTTTCATTGAAGGAACGGTGTTCAGGTACTTTAGCCCCAAAGGTGTTGCTGTTCAAGTAGTACCTTAATAATTAACCACAGGAGATACCGTTTTGGCTATTGAATTAAAAGTCCGGTCAGACTCCAGACAAGCGCAAGCGGATTTGCGTAAGTTAAATAAATCAGTAGATAATATATCTGCTACAACAACTAACATGGCAAGAAATTTACAGCGATCTGTAACTGCCCTAACCGCTGGTATTGCTGGTATTGTTGCTCTAAAAGGTCTTACAAATATAACAGACCGATTTACCCTTATTGAGAACAGAATTGCTCTTGTTACGGGGAGAACTAAAGAGTTAAACACAACATTTAAAGAGCTACAAGAAGTAGCTATCCGATCAAGAGGTTCACTGGTAGGCATTGCTGACCTTTATAACCGTCTTGGTCGTTCAACAAAAGCACTTGGCGTTTCCAATGGAGATGTCATAAAAGTAACCGAGACCATCCAGAAAGCTATTGTTATATCTGGTGCTTCTGCCGAATCCGCTAATGCGGCTATTGTGCAGCTCGGTCAGGGCCTCGCCGCTGGTGCGCTACGAGGACAAGAATTAAACTCTGTAATGGAACAGACTCCACGAGTTGCGGCCGCTATTGCTGCTGAACTTGGTGTAGGTGTTGGTGGGCTTCGTAAGCTTGCTGAACAAGGTAAAATTACTTCTGAAGTAGTGGTTAGAGCCTTCCAGAGTCAAAGATCTGTTATCGAGAAAGAATTTGGAGCCGTTAACGCCACAGTTGGCGAAGGCTTTTCAATGCTTGCACAAGGTGCATCATTGATGACCCGTGAGTTTATTGCTGGTACTGGCGCAACAGATGCACTAGCTCAAAAGCTACTTAACGTAGGTACTAGTCTTACAAGAACGGCACCTATGGCAAGAAAGTTAGGAGAAAATCTGCGTAACTTCTTATTTGCTCCTTTGCCTAAAGAGGGTCTTTTTGGCGATCTATTTACTACTGCCGAAGAAAAGATGTCTGGGTTCCAAAGAATATTAAATAATTTAGGGGTATATACAGCTATCAGTGCGTTTACGGATATGGGAGATAAAATACTCTCTGTAGCGATGAGCATTGGTGACACTGTACTACCCAAGATAGAAGCCTTTGTAGAGAAAGTTAGTGAACTATTCTACTGGGTATATATGAGGGTCGTAGGGAATTCCTACTGGCCAGATATGATTAAAGAAGTAACTGAATGGGCTGTTAATGGTTTTAATAGTGCATTAAACGGAGTTAAAGCTTTTACAAGTAATGTTGTAGACTTATTCTCAAGCCTAGTTGCCGCTATTCCTGCTCAATTAAAATCAGGATTAGCCGCTATCGTTATCGGTATTGTGGGTATACTAGGTTCTTCTATTGGCGCTATAATGTCAGGAATAGGAGTAATAGTAGCAGGGGCATTGGGTGTTATATTTACACAAGCTACTATGTTTGCATTAGCTATTGGGAGTATCGTAGGTGCAGTAAAGAACACTGATGATCTCTCTAGTTTTGTAGCTCAAATTAAAGAACTAGGTGTAGCTTTAGTCGGTATTGCCGCTGTTGGTTTTGCTGGTTTAGTAAGTACAGCAGTAACTACACTAGGCGGCTTAGGCTCTGTGATAGCAGGCCTTGGCCAATCTCTTTTAGTTAACTTCTCTATTATAATTATAGGCATTACACAAATAATTGACTCTGTGCTTTTAAAGCAGTTACCTGATTCTGTCAGAGATGTTTCTTTAGCTATTATGGGCGGAATTTCTGGTACAATACTAGGGGTCACCGCTGTACTAGTAAGTTCTTTAGGTACATTTATTACTGCCGCAAGCGCTTTTATTATCACACAAGCTACGTCTTTAGCCGCTAGAGTATTAATAATATTAGATGCTTTTAGAGAAGTAACAAGTATAGAAACCTTTGTTGGCGCTCTTAAAGAGCTGGCAAGAGGAATGGCTATTGTTACTGGAGCGACTATTGTTGGTACAATCTATGCATTAGGAGTTGCACTTGCAGGGTTAGCCTCTGTGATTGGTCAATCAGTGCTAGTAGCTTTACTTGCTTTAGGTGGTATGTTTGAAACAATTGCTGATATAGCAAATGAGAAACTGCCTATAGCTTTACAATCAGTAAAGGAATTTGGCACTAAAGTAAAAGATGTATTTTGGGATATTTATGATAGAGTTGTAGGTAACTCCTACTGGCCTGATATGGTTGATGGTGTTGTTGACTACACTTCTAACCTGTTTAAGTCTCTATTTGTTGTTGAAAGCTTTGGCACTAAAGTTACTAAAGCGTTTAAGAATGTCTTAGGAAAGGTACAGGATAACCTTGGTGGGTTCAAGGAGTCGTTAGGTGAAGTATTAGCAGTAGCTATTGCTGGCGTCTCTATCGGTCTATCTGGTGGCCAAGCGTTTGTAGCAGGTGTAGGTTTTGCCTTTATACAACAGCTTTCTAAGGGTTTAGATTTTATAAGAGACGAATTTCCAAGAGTTTATGATATTGTAGCGGCTTCGGCGGCAACTTTCTTAGTATCTAAAATTAGTAAACTTAGATTTCTTACACTACCTTTGATTATAGGGTCTGCTGTTGCAACCGGGTTAACTGTTAGCGCAGTAACTACTGCTATTTCTGAATTTGGAATTGCTATGGGCAACTCTCTAGGTAGAGCAATAGGTGCTTTTATTATTAATCTACCTGAGTTAGCTGTAAGATTAGCAGTAGCTCTTGTAGAATCGGTAGCTCAATTTGGTGAAGCCTTTTTAAGGCAAATACCTTTAATTGGTAATGCTATTGCGTCTATACCGCTTACCTCTATCTTAGTAGGTTCTTTTGGAGCCGCTTTTATAGCCTTTAACTGGGGCAATACTTTATTTGGTGGTATATTTAAAACTGCTGTTGAAGACGCTGGTGGCTTGATTGCTAGGTTGTTTAACAAAAGTCTTACAGTTGATCAAAGTAAAGAATACATAAGTGGTTTACTAGACATTAAAGTAATAGGTAAGAAAGCTTTTGAATCGGTAAAAAGCGGAGTTGCAAAAGCTTCAGTAGCAATTCGTGCTTATATCGAAAGGCTTAAAACCGCAGATAAAGTTCAACAAGCTGTAAACACAACTGCAGGAATAAGTATACCTGCTTGGAAAAGATACAGTTTAGCTGTTATGGCTAATACTAAAGCTTTCCTTGCTAACAACTTAGCTATTGCAGGAAACTTTATTAGAGGTAAAGCCCTTGCTTATGGGATGGTAGCTAGTCAAGCTGCAACTATAGGTTTGACAAAAGTTGTACAAATTCTCACTATTAGTGCTAGAGCTATGTGGATAGCCGTAACCGGGCCTATCGGTGTGATAGTAGCAGGCATTGCTTTACTTGTTGCCGCGTTTAGGTTTTTAACTAAGAACACTGATGATCTTGCTTCAAAGATAGGAACTGTAGGTGATGCATCTAAAACAGTAAGAAATGATATTGCTAACTTCTTTGGTATGGGTGTAGATTTAAAAGTCAGAGTAACACATTCTCCTGCTGAAACTAAAGCGGTATTTAAGTCTATTGAAGAAGGCAACCGAGAAACTCTCTTTAGAATGAAAAGAGATGCGGATGGTAGTTTTATATTTGACTTTATGGATAATATTTCCACTAGTATTAAAATTGGTTTAACATCAGCTTTTATCTCTGTTAGGAATGGCTTAGTAGACTTTGCTAATGCTGGAATACAAGCGTTTAACCTTATGACTAATTCAGGGGTTACTCCTTTTGTAAGGGATACTCGTACTGCTGTAGAAACTATGCTTGATGACATGGATACCTCTTTGCGTATCGGGGTTACTCTTGATGGCGAAAGTTTTGCAAAAGACCTAGAAGAGTTTGGCGATGATGCCATGAAGGGTTTGTTCGTAGCAACTGCTGATGAGCTTATTCGTTTAGAAGGCCAACTTGCTAAAGCAGAAGATGGTTTGTTTAATTTGTGGGGTTTCTGGAAAGATACAAACGCTATTGAGAAGGCAAACGGTTTAATTGCTGTACAGAAAAAGAAATTAGATTCTGTAACTAGAGCCTTGTATAACCAAGTTAAAGCTAGAAAATTAGAGGCAGGCATTAAAGCTGGTTATGAAGAAAGAGAGCTTCACTATAAGTCAGTTATAACTTTCTACGGTGAAGAACTTGTTAAACTTAAGAGTATAGCTGATCTTCAAAGGCTCAGTAACAGTGAACAAGCGAAGTACAACTCCCTTATAGGTCAAACCGAAGCAATAATGGGTACTATAAGAGCAATACAAGCTACTACAGAAGCGGGTTCTAAAGTTCAAAATGATCGGATTGCAGAGCAGTTAAAATTGCTAGACGGAGTAAAGTACTTAATAGGTCAAATAGGTAAGGTACTTAAAACCCAAACTGACTTTGACTTAGCTACTGCTTTAGGTATTGATCCTTTATTGGTTAAAACTTTTACTCAAGAAGCTTTAGCAGAAATAACCAAAGCTCAACAAGAGATTATTGATAAAGAAAAAGAAATAGCTAACCTAAGAGCTCTAGGCGCATCAGCCGCTGTTATCAACCGAGCGCAGTTAGAGTTAACTGAGCTTCAGAGATCAGGGGATGTTCTTTTAGACGGAACAGAGAGAGGCATGTTGTCTGTCTTTGACAAGGTAATTTCTGACCTAGAAGGCTCAGATGTTGCTTTGGATTTATCACAGCTTATTGATCTTCCAAAAGGTTTACAAGGTCGTGTACAAAAGTACGCTGATGACTTGCGTAAAATTAATGTTCAGCTTGAAAGTGTTCTAAATAATCCTGAACTAAAAGCCAAACTGCAAAAGGACGCACAAGATCTGTCAAAAGAGTTTGGAGATAAGCTAAACACTGATATTGCTATTTCTCAGTTAGATAACTTCTCTAGAGCATTAAAACCCTTTAAGGACTTGGGTGTTAACTTTAATGCTGATGACTTTGCAGACTTAGGTAAGAAAGCTAGTGCTCCTATTATAGCACAAGCTACTCTTCTTGCTGAAGAAAGGAAAGAAATAGAAGATAGGGTTTTCAAAGAAACAGTAGCTGGCCAAAATCAGCGTATAGCGGCTGTTGCTGCATTTAACGAGAAGGTAGTTGCCCTAGAGGAAGCCGCACGTAAGGCAGTTGAAGATAAACTGTTAAACGAAAAGGTTGCAGAAGAACTAGCAGGTAACTTTGGTTCTGCTGTTACTGACGCTCTTCACGGTAAGTCTGACTTCGGTGATTCTATGGCTTCTATTATCACGAATCATCTACAGAAGGGTATGACTGATCGCATTGCTAGTTTTGCTGAAGGGTTCTTAGACTCTTTCTTTGGTGCTTTTGAAGGCAAAGGTGGTATTGGTGGTGGTCTTGCAGAAATGCTTCGCGGCCCTGATAATGAAGAGAAAGGTGGCTTAGAAGCAGCTGGCGGTTCAATTTTAAGTGGATTCGGTGGAGGAGACTCTGAAGGCGAAAAAGAAGATATTACTGCTTTACCCGCTAAGGGATTAGAAAAGCTCACAGGAAGTGTTGCACAAGCAGATGCTGGTATACTCGGTTGGCTTGGTAGTGTAGGTAGTTCTATTGCTTCCGCACTTGGTTTTGGTACAGCTACTGCTGTTGCTTCTGGCACCACAGCTACTGCGGCTACTACAACTCTAACCTTCACTACTGCATTGTCTCTAGCAACTAGTGCCCTTATGCAACTAGCGGCGGCGGCAACTACTGCTTCTGCGACTCAAGGCTTTAGTTTCTTTTCTACAGGCGGCTATGTAAGAGGTGCGGGTACAGGTACTAGCGATAGTATCCCTGCTATGCTTTCTAATGGCGAGTACGTTATTAACGCTAAGGCAACTAAGCGTAATGGTGCTCTAATTAAAGCCATTAATGAAGGTGCGGATATTAGCAGATTCTCCACTGGTGGTCAGGTAGGAAACTCTTTGCCTGTTATGTCTATGGAGTCTCAATCTAAGCGTATGTCTAGCGTAGCACCGGCTCAAGCGCAGTCTACTACTGTAAACCTACAAGTAACTGGCGATGTAACTGAAGCTACCCGTAAAGCAGTACGCGATATGGGTAATGAACTATCACAACAAGTTGAAGGAAACTTCAGAGAACGAGGAGTATTAAATGGCTAATGCATTCGAAGGACTAAGCTACACAACTCCGTTGGAAATAAACAGCTACGAAAGGATATCTAGGTCTGAGACTCTGAATCTTAAGACACAAACGGTATCTAATGGTGCACAAAGGTGGGAGTTGAAAATAACTCTCGCCCCTTCCAACAACAAAGGCACAACAGCGGCTGATAATCACGGAGCAAGACTCAGTGTGCATCGGTCAATGTTTGGCCTTCACCGTCCTTTTACCATGACAATGCCACAGCATATTGGTGTAACAGCAGACCCCAGCTTAGATAGTAATACTATTAATGGTACTACTGCAGTTGGGGCTACTAACACTGATAGCGTTTTTGGTGCTCACGGTATTTTAAATATGTCGTTAAACTCTGGTACTGCAACTCTTCCTGCTGGCCTTTTTATTAAGGTCAGTTCAGGCAGTAAAATATATCAGGTTATAGATGAGGCAAATTTATCTACAAGCAATACTGCTGTTAAGATATTTCCTCCTCTAGTAACACCTGTTAGTAATAGTAATACTATTGATGTCAACCCTGATATTACAGTATATTATGCTGAAAACGGTACAGAAGGTGTAACATATGAAGGCGGTATAATGACTACTGCTACATTAGAAGTGATAGAGGCCCTGTAAGGGGTCTCCATCCTTTTTATAAGAGGATAAAATGAAAAATACTGATAACTTAAAACACAAAGGTCAAACGCTGTACCTTGATGAGGATTATGGTATATCCATTGAGTTTAACAATGCAGACATGTGCATTGCTCATTGTGAAATAAATACCCCTACTAAAACAGTAATTAAAGCCTGTAAAGCAAAAATTGATGAACTGCAAATGCAGTGGAAGGTTGATGCTTACGGTATCGCTATTAAAAGCGATTTAAAACACCAAAGATTTTTAAGGCTGATGGGATTTGAATTCGATCAGCACAAATGGACTCTTGACAAAAGCACAGAGCAAGAGATCTTTATTTCAATATTCATAAGGAGATATCAACAATGATTTCAGTTAGTAACCAAATTGAAAACGCTTTATTAGATTACAATCTTATTGCTGTTTCCTTTTTAACCTTAGATTTCCCTTCCACAAATGGGGGTACTTTAAGAATTACAGAAGCCCCA